TAGTTCGTAATTGTGTTAACATGTTTGGTAGTTATAATGTTGGTCTAGTTGCGACTAACCATACATACGCTAGCCAGGATATGTTTGATCCAGATGACAAAATTTCAGGTGGCCAAGGTTTTATCTACGCATCAAGTATTGTTGTTGCTATGAAAAAACTCAAACTAAAAACTGACGAGAATGGTGTTAAAACCAGTGAAGTTCACGGTATTCGTGCAGCATGTAAAATCATGAAAACACGATACGCTAAACCTTTTGAGTCAGTTCAAGTTGAGATTCCGTATGCAACAGGCATGAGTCCTTATAGTGGTCTTGTTGATTTAATGGAAAAAGAAGGTCTGTTAAAACAAGAAGGTAATAGGCTCAAATATATTGATCCAGAAACCGGTGAGGAATTCAAATTCTACCGAAAAGAATGGAAAGATGATAAATTAGATATGATAATGGAGAAATTCCATATCAAACCTATTAATAACATTTCTGTTCCTGAGGAGAATACTGAGCATGTTGAATGAAACACAAATTGGTGATATCTGGTTGCTTTTTGCAGACTATATTGATAAAAAACAGTTAGAGCTTGTCGCTGAAAGATATGTAGACTTGTTAGCTGATCATGGAGTTAGTGACAAAGTGTTGCAAAATGCAACCGGAGTTGACGAAACTTTGGATTCTGCGATTGAATACTATCTTGATGAAGACGAAATAGATGATGACGATTATAAGGAACTAGATTTTTAATGTGGTACTCTAAAATTGCAAAAGATATTTCTTATATCCCTGAAGCCGTTGAATATTTTAACGGCGAATTGGACGAGGCTCGTAAAGAGTGTCGAATTATAGGAAATGTTGAAAAAGCTGCGGCATCTATGCCTGGCATTGTAGAACAACGGTTTAGCCAACTACAAGAAATTGAAGCAATTTTAGAATATTTAAATATTGAACTTCGTAGACTTAAAAGTAGTCATTTTCGAAAATACCTTGAAAACTATCAACGTGCTCTAAGCAGTCGTGATTGTGAAAAATTTGTAGAAGGCGAAGCAGATGTTGTTGATTTTGAAAAAATTATCAACGAATTTGCTTTGCTTCGAAACAAATGGTTAGGTATTACCAAAGCACTTGATCAAAAACAATGGCAACTAACAAACATTGTTAAATTACGTGTTGCTGGAATGGAAGATGCTAGCCTATGAAAATAGTTCTTGTTACGGGCGGTTTTGACCCATTACATAGTGGTCATATTGAATATTTTAAAGCCGCAAAAGAATTAGGCGATAAACTAATTGTTGGTCTTAATAGCGATTCTTGGTTAGAACGTAAAAAAGGCCGAGCTTTTATGCCTAGTCATGAACGTGTTAGCATTATCGAAAATTTAAAAATGGTCGACGGTGTTATACTATTCAATGATAACGATGGAACTGCTATCGAAGCTATAAAAAATGTTCAAAAGTTATATCCGGAAGATCAAATAATTTTTGCTAACGGTGGCGACAGAACAGCTGATAACATTCCTGAAGCAATCATGACTAATATTGTTTTTAAATTTGGTGTTGGTGGCGAAACTAAACAAAATTCATCAAGTTGGATACTAGACGAATGGAAGGCTCCTAAAACTGAAAGACCTTGGGGCTATTATCGCGTTCTGCATGAAGTTCCTGGAATGAAAGTTAAAGAATTAACTATTAACCCAGGAAAAAAACTCAGTATGCAACGACATTACCTACGTTCAGAATATTGGATTGTAAGTGAAGGAACTGCAATAGTTAATAGCAAGATGCCTGGAGGCTACGCACTTCCAAGTGTAGAAATAAATGCACACTCTAGTCATATTGTTCCAAAAAAAGAATGGCATCAGTTAACTAACCCCTTCGACAAACCTTGTAAAATTGTAGAAATACAATATGGTGAAAAATGTGAGGAATCTGACATTGATCGACAAGACTAATTTGTCCAAAATGTATTCAGTAGGCCTTAAATAATATTGAGGCCTATTTTTTTCACTAAACCGTTGACTTATGTTAACAACTTGTGTATAGTATAAATTATGACAACAGTAGACAATATACTTTTACAAATAATAAATTCATCTGAAGAAAATTTCAGTGAAATTAAACCTCGCGATTTAAAAGTGATGAAAAGTTTGGCAAAAATAATTTTGTCGCCAACATTTATCACAGAAAATCAAGGAAGATTACTTTTAAAAATTCTAAATGAAAATTTAGAGAAATTTGGTGAATTTTCGTCGGAGGTCAAATCAATTGTTTTATCACCAACTTGGTCAAAATCGTTTAGGCCGATAGATAAAACTAAGAAAATGTACCTGTCATCTGACGAACCAGGTATCATTATAGAATTTGCATTTTCTTCACACCTAAGAAAACTTATAACCGGAATTTGGAAGGAAATTAGTGGTCTTAGTCAAGTTAACTCTGGTAAAATTTATCGAGCTGACCTCACAGAAAAAAATATTATAAGACTTTTTGAAACGTTTGAACCACATGGTTTTGAAGTAGACGAAAAAATTCGTAATTTTTACTATACCATCAAATCTTGGTCAAAAATTGAGGTCGAAAATCAGTTTTTGCTGACAAATTTTTCTCATGGAAATTTTCAAAAAGCAATAACTCAGGACCTCGGACTTGAAACTGAAATAGATCAAAATGTCATACATGACCGAAGTATAAGGTATCAGTATTTTGTCGAAAATTTTGAAAAAAATCCAAAAAATTTGACCGAAAAAATTGCATTTCGCAAATCTACAAAAATTTGGATTGATAAAAAAGAAACAACACTTGATGAAATTTTTTCAAGTTTGTTAAAATTAAAAAGACTACCGACCTTAGTGATATTTGATCACAATGATCATAAAAGATGTTATGAAGACCTCAAAAATCTTCACGAAAATCTGGAAAAAAATGGAATTTTTGATGGTATAGGAATTTACTTTAGATTACCAAATGATGAGCACGGAACTCAGTTCAATAAATTTATTGCCGACCATCAATACAATTCACAACTCGACAACGGTACAAAAATTGTTGGTGTGCAAAATGGAAAAATACCAAAATTTTTCCTAAAAAATGCATGGAAGCCCATGAGTGTAATATCTATCGGTAATTCTTTAAAGCAGACTAAAACAGCTGCGTATGCTAACTGCTGCGATTTAATAATTTCTTACACAGAATCACAGCCTTTGATTGAGACAGGTAATTTATGGCTGTAAAATTAGTTATTAAAGACGAAGTTAACATTAAATTTGAAGGTCTTTCATTAGAAGCCCGTAAAAAACTAACCAACACGTTTAAGTACGAAATTCCTTATGCTAGATATCATCCTGCGTATAAATTAGGACGATGGGATGGGATGGTAAGTTTATTTGGCATGGGCGGGAACGGCTACCTACATCAATTAGAAAAGGTATTATCGATATTATCCACTATGAATATCGAAGTTGATGAGTTAGAAGATTTGCGATCGACACCTAAACTGTCTTTTCCGACAATTACTGAAACATACTGGGCAGACCAAGGAAAAGTTTGGCCGAAAGGTCATCAATTTGAAGGGCAACCAATTATGTTGCGCGATTATCAAGTTGAAGCAATCAATAGATTTTTAGAAAATCATCAAAGTATTCAAGAAATTGCTACTGGTGCAGGAAAAACAATTACAACAGCAACATTAGCGCAAGTTTGTGAAAAATACGGAAGAACAATCACTATTGTTCCAAATAAAAGTCTTGTTGAGCAGACTGAAGAAGACTTTATTAACTGTGATTTAGATGTAGGCGTTTATTATGGTGATAGGAAAGACCTTAATAAAACCCATACTATCTGCACATGGCAAAGTCTTAACATTTTAGACAAAAAATCAAAAAATCACGAGCACGAAATTGTAACATTAGCAGAATTTCTAGACGGAGTTAAGTGTGTTATTGTCGACGAAGTACACATGGCAAAGGCTGATGTGTTAAGAACTTTACTCACACAAAACCTATGTAATGCTCCTATACGATGGGGACTTACTGGAACTGTTCCTAAAGAAAAATATGAACACGAACAAATTTTTGCCAGTATTGGCCCAGTAATAGGCGGTATTAAGGCACACGAGTTACAAGAAATGGGTGTACTATCAAATTGTCACGTTAATGTTGTACAAATGATAGATTTGCCTGAATTTAGAAGTTATGCTGAAGAATTAAAATATCTTGTGACTAATGAAGACCGTATGTTATACATCAGTAATTTAATCAGAGGCATTAGTGAATCAGGAAACACATTGGTTCTCGTAAACAGGATCGACTCAGGCAAATTTTTAGTAAATGAATTAGAAGGCTCGGTTTTCATTTCAGGCGAAGTGAAAACAAAAGACCGAAAAGAGGAATACGATGAAGTTAAAACTAGTAATGAAAAGATTATTGTGGCGACTTATGGTGTGGCCGCTGTTGGTATTAATATCCCTAGGATTTTTAATCTGGTTCTTCTTGAGCCCGGAAAGAGCTTTGTCCGCGTTATACAAAGCATTGGACGAGGCATTCGAAAAGCAGAGGATAAAGACTTTGTCCAGATCTGGGACATCACCAGCACCTGCAAATACGCCAAGCGACACCTAACAGAGCGAAAGAAATTTTATAAGGAAGCCAAGTATCCGTTTACATTAGAAAAAACGGACTGGACTAAGTAAGGAATTATGCAGATATTAACATTAGATAACATAACATTTAGTTTAAACAATTTACCAGACGAGGTAGATGACAATACAAGATTTGCTGTACTTGACAACAGTGACCCAAGCAATCCAGATTTTTTCTTTATGCCTTTAATATTTTTAGAATCATTTAATAGCCCAGCAATGGTTTTAAAAATAGGAGATGATGAAGTAACAATGCCAATTGATTGGTCGATTGCAGTAGGAGATAGTACAGCTGCAAGTGATATTGAAATTCTGCCTTTAACAAGTTTAAATGACAG